ACCCACATCAGAAAAGTTCGAAATGTTCAGAAGAAGAAGGATAAGGCAACCAATGCCGATCTTGTCACCAAGGTCGATGAGTTCTTCGTTTACAGCGAGCGAGAGGAAACATCCACAACCACCGCTGCATTCACCCCTGCCACACCAACAAAGGGTGTGAAGATTGCCACAGATTCGATCTGCTACATTCACAGTGGGTTGTTTGACTCTGGTAAGAAGAGAGTCCTGTCGTATGTACACAAGGCATTGAAGCCACTCAACCAACTCAAGATGGTTGAGGATGCAGTTGTCATCTATCGTCTATCTCGCGCACCAGAGCGCAGAGTGTTCTATATCGATGTCGGAAATCTTCCTAAGAACAAGGCAGAGCAGTATCTCAAGGACATCATGAACCGCTACCGAAACAAGTTGGTTTATGATGCTTCTACGGGAGAACTGAAGGACGAACGACGGCACATGACTATGCTTGAGGACTTTTGGATGCCTCGCCGCGAAGGTGGCAAGGGAACGGAAGTCAGTACATTACCAGGTGGTCAGAATCTTGGACAGATGGACGATGTTCTATACTTCCAAAAGAAGTTGTACAAGTCTCTCAATGTTCCGATGTCTCGTCTTGAGACGGATCAGAACGGCTTCAACATGGGTCGCCAAGCGGAAATCACGCGAGACGAACTCAAGTTCTTCCGTTTCATCGAAAGACTCAGAAAGAAGTTTGCAGAACTTTTCCTTGATGCACTGAAGACTCAGTTGCTACTCAAGGGTGTAATCACGAAGGAAGATTGGGATTATATTCACCCAATGATTCGCTTCGATTTCCGTAAGGACTCCTATTTCACGGAAGCCAAGGAAAACGAAATCATGACGAATCGTCTCAATCTTGTGAACTCTGCCGATCCATATCTTGGCAAGTACTTCTCCAAGTCATACATTCAGAAGAATATCCTGAGATTGACTGAAGAAGAAGTTGCAGACATTAATGCACAGGTAGAACAAGATAGGCAGCAAGACCCAAACAATGCTATCCCAACACAGATTGCAACTCAGGCTACCACACAACAGATGACTGGCGATATTCAGATGCAGCAGCAGTTGCAGCAGCAACAGGCTCAAATGCAGATGCAAGCACAAATGGGTGGCGGCGAACAAACACAGAGTAATAAGAAACAATAGATAATAGAATCTAGGAGAATAAAATGTCCGACTCAAGAGATCTAATCAGAGCAATCATGGACGAAGATTTCGTCGCTGCTAAGGAACTTACAAACAGCCTTCTTTTCTCCACCGTTGCAGACAACATCGATGATGTTCGTGCAGAAGTTGGTCAAGGCATTTATGGCGATATAGATGTCAATGAAAACCTTATTGGTAATCAACACAAAATTGATATGAACAAGAATGGTAAATTGGACGCAAAAGATTTCAAACTCCTCCGCTCGAAAAAGAAGGGCTAAAAAATCATGCTACTGATTACAGAACACAACGAGACAAATATTCAGACCATTGCTGAGGATGCTGGCAACGGAAAGAAGAACTACTACATTCGTGGTGTGTTCATGGAATCCGAGCAAGTGAACAAGAATGGTCGCGTCTACCCACAATCCATCATGGAGCGTGAGGTTGAGAAGTACAATGAGAACTACATCAAAAGCAGCCGTTCTCTTGGCGAACTAGGACACCCACAGGGTCCATCCCTCAACCTTGATCGTGTTTCACACATCATCAAGGAAATGAACATGGATGGCACGGTTGTTTATGGCAAGGCAAAGATCCTCGACACCCCATTTGGAAACATCGTAAAGAATCTTATTGATGAGGGTGTTCGTCTTGGAGTTTCATCCCGTGGCATGGGTTCGCTCAAGCAAGTGAATGGAATCAACGAAGTTCAGGATGATTTCAGTCTTGCCACGGTCGATATCGTTGCAGATCCATCCGCTCCAAATGCCTTTGTAAACGGCATCATGGAAGGAAAGGAATGGGTTTGGAATAATGGAATTCTACAGGAGAAGACCATTTCCTCCTACCAAAAAGTTATAAAGAAGGCTAGTTCAAGAGAACTAGAAGAAGCAAAGTTAGAAGTCTTCAAGGACTTCATATCAAAACTCTAAATAATATACATAGGGAAGACAAAGGAGATTTCTAATGCCTCAGCCAGAAGAGTTCTACGAAGAAGAAGAGATCCTTGAAGACACCGATAACGAAGTTGACGAGGACGATACCATTGACGAAGAAGAGCCAGTCGAGGAGGAACTCCTTGATGAAGATGAAGAAGACTTCGAAGATGATGAAGAGTTTGACGATGACGAAGACTTTGAAGACGATGAGTCTGAAGAGGAAGATGTCACCGAAGAATACGAAGTTGCCATAGATGATGAAAAGTATGACGTTGACTTTGGTGGCGGGAAGATCAAGAAGTTCCCTGCTCCAGAGGACAAGTCTGCTCAGAATAAGGCAACCATCGCTTCGAAGGAAGGCTTCAAGGGCAAGGCAAAGATTCCTGACAAGACTGACTTCACTATGAAGGAACACCTTGTTGCCATGTTCGATGGCGAAGAACTCTCAGAAGACTTCAAGAACAAGGCAATTGCAGTATTTGAAGCAGCAATTAACGAGCGTTATGACGCAATCGTTGATAGCCTTGAAGAAGCATATGAGCAAACCATTGCAGAGAACACCGAGAAGATTCTTGATGAACTCTCTGGTCGCGTCAATGACTACATCTCATACATCGCTGAGGAATGGGTCAAGGAAAACCGCCTTGTCCTTGAGAGCGAGATCAAGGTTGAAATCGCAGAGAACTTCCTCAATGGTATGAAGGGACTCTTTGAGCAAAACTTCATCCAAGTTCCAGAAGAGAAGATCGACCTCATGGACGAACTCTCCGATGAGAACGAAGAACTCCGCGACGAAGTCAATGAGCAAGTTGCAGAGAACATGGAACTCCGCAAGGAAATCCTTGCACTTCGCTGCGATGATATCTTTGAATCATACTGCGATGGTTTAGCAGACACTCAAGTCGAGAAACTTCGCACTCTTGCAGAAGGCATTGAGTTTGATTCAGAGGAACTCTTCGAAGAGAAGTTGGCAGTCCTCAAGGAATCATACTTCGGAAATGCTCGTCGCGTCAAGGCACCAGCACCAGTCACCGAAAACCTCATCGAAGAAATCATTCTTGATTCAGGTGACGATGAGCAAGAAATCGCAGAAGAAACAACAGTAAACCCAATCATGCAGCACTACACGTCTGCATTGGCAAGAAAAGGTCTAAAGAACAGGTAAATCCTGTAGAAACTAATAGGAGAAATAGAAATGGGAACTTTCACACTAGTCGAACAACTTGAGCGTAAGTGGGAACCTGTTATGGAACATAACAGCCTCTCACCAATCAAGGACAACTATCGTCGCGCAGTCACTGCAATCCTTCTTGAGAACCAAGAGCAAGCACTTCGCGAAGATTCATCTGTAGCAAATAGTCTATCTGTAACAGGAAATGCACTATCTTATAATGCATCTTCTGGTCTTGCAGGCTATGATCCAATCCTCATCTCGCTCGTCCGTCGCTCAATGCCAAATCTCATGGCGTATGATGTTGCATCGGTTCAGCCAATGACCTCACCAACAGGCTTGATCTTCGCAATGAAGTCAACCTATCTAAACCGTACCGGTCCAGAAGCATTGTTCAGAGAAGCATTTACTAAGTTCTCTGGTATCACTGCTGGTCCTGGAAACTCTGGTGGTTCACCAGAATCAGTATTGGTTGGCGATCCTCTATTCGGCATCGCAAGCACAACTTCAGTCACAGCAACCGGTGGTTGGTTGCCATTCGGTGGAATGAGCCGCGAAGCCGGTGAAGGTCTTGGTGAACTCGGAACCGCAGGTGATTTCAACACCATGGCATTCACCATTGATCGTGCATCAGTTGTTGCAAATACTCGCGCTCTCAAGGCAGAGTACACAATCGAACTCGCACAAGATCTCAAGGCAATCCATGGTCTTGATGCAGAAACAGAACTCGCAAATATTCTCAGCACTGAAATTCTTGCTGAAATCAACCGCGAAGTCGTTCGTTCGATCTACGCAACAGCCAAACTCGGTGCAAAGCAGAACGATCTCTTCTACATGGGTAATACCTATGATTTCGGTGGCGGCACACTCACCACTCCAGGTGGAGTTTACGACCTTATTCGCGACTCCGATGGTCGTTGGTCGGCTGAGAAGTTCCGTGGACTCATGTTCCAAATTGAGCGTGAAGCCAATGTGATCGCCAAGGATACCCGCCGTGGAAAGGGCAACTTCGTCATCTGCTCTGCTGATGTCGCTTCTGCTCTCGCAATGGGTGGTTTCCTCAACATCAGCCCAGCACTCAACGTCAACCTTGACGTTGATGATACTGGCAACACCTTTGTTGGTGTTCTTAATGGCAAGATCAAGGTTTATGTCGATCCATATTCTGGAGTCGGTACAAACACATCAGCCCGTGATTTCGTCTGCGTTGGATATAAGGGAACCTCACCATATGATGCAGGACTCTTCTACTGCCCATACATCCCACTCCAAATGGTTCGTGCAATCAACGATGCAACCTTCCAGCCAAAGATCGGCTTCAAGACCCGTTACGGCATGGCAGTGAATCCATTCGTTAACACAACCAATTCAACCGTCGCCAGCAACACTCGCGCAAACATGTACTACCGCATCTTCCGCGTGGATAACCTCCACGGTGTAAATGCAGTTCTTGGCACCTGATAGTTGACTGACAGATAGATAATAGAAGTCGGGGGGAGAAATCCCCCCGATGTTCTTTTTAAGGAATACATATTGACATGAGCGAAGAATACGATCTATCACAAGTCAATGCTGCTGCCATCAATGATGAAGGCACAAGTTACAACGCATTGCTGAGACAACCAGTAAATGTAAATGCGTTTCAGAGTACCAACTTTAAGATGACATTCACTCGTATTCCGAATGTCACATTTTGGTGTACATCAGTGAACATCCCATCCATAACTGTTGGTGAAATATCAATTCCAAACAGACTACTAACGCATCATGTGCCAGGTTCATCTGTTCAATTTGATCAGTTGAGGGTGTCGTTTGAGGTGGACGAGGATTTTGCAAACTGGTACGAAATATACAGATGGATGCGTGGAATTGTTCCATTCGAAGACTTCAACGATGTTTATACCAACGAGAACAACTATTATTCAGAAGCAACAATCCATTGCTTGAACAGCGCAAAAAATCCATATAAGAGATTTGTTTTCAAGAATCTTTTTCCCGTGAGTATCGATGGATTTGATTTGAATGTTGCATTAACTGAACCCGAACCAGTTCAAATCAGTGCAACATTCACATTCGAATCATTTGAACTTGAATCTGTAACTTGACATCATAGTTTTCAGTGTTATCTTATTCATCATGGATATCGAAACAATCAAAAAGATGGTCGATCAGGACATGAAAATCGATGACCTGAATCTAGACCTTGAATCTCTGAAGTCACCTCAACTGCATAGCAAGTATCTCAACTTGCTACACGACGAGTCTCTATCTCTGCATAAGGCAACTATAGAACAAAAAGAACTTCGTCGCCTTAAGTGGGAATATTATCTCGGCAAGATGGATCAAGAAACCCTTGATGAAAGGGGGTGGCAACCATTTGGTCTAAAGATTCTTCGCACAGATATAGATGTTTACCTTGAATCGGATAAGGATCTTCTCCGTATGGAGGCTCGTATCCATTATCTCAAAGAAAAGGTGAAGTATATCGAATCCATATTACAGTCTATTGGAAGACGAGGATGGGATATCAAGTCTGCAATAGAATGGAAGAAGTTCATGAGTGGCGCATGAAAATAGTGACTGAAGGAATTCATAGGGTATATTTACGGCAAGCATATATCCATGCACAAGCCAAAAGTCAAGACACCAATACTCAAGTTGGTGCTTTGATAGTGTTTCCTTCATCGGGAATCATATCAGCAGATGTAAACAGATACCCATCATTAAAAGAACCCGATGGACAACTCAAATATGATTACATCGAACACGCAGAAAGAACAGTAATTTATAGGTGTGTGAGTAAGGGTCTTACCACTCTGAACACCCACATGTATTGCCCTTTCATCAGTTGTCCCGATTGTGCAAGAGCCATTGTCCTGTCGGGAATAAAACGAGTTGTTGGTCACAAGACTATATGGGATAAAATCCCCAATCGGTGGCGAGAGAAATGCAATATCGGAGTCAATATACTTGAATCTGCTGATGTTGAAGTTCTACTTTACGATGGCAAAGTCCTAAACGATGGAGAGTTTAAGATTCGTTTCAATGGAGACGATATCGAACCATAAAGAATGATAAATAGTAGAAAACCCCTGCGGTGTTGGACCACCCAGGGGCATGGCACAGAGAGAAAGGACAATCCATGCATACTATCTATCTCGTCCGCAAGGATGACAAACCCGTTTATGTTGGATATACCAGCAGATCCATTGAGAAACGCTGGAATAAACACATCAAAGATTCTACAAAAACTCCAAAGTATCCATTACACCATGCCATCAAGAAGCATGGTGTTTCTGCTTTTACAATAGAAACTCTATATGAGTCTGAGGATGGTAAACATACCCTGAACTATATGGAACACCACTACATTTGGTTGTATAGAACGCATTGGGAGAATGGTGGATACAATCTCAGTATAGGTGGGGAAGGTGGTGGAAAAGGGCTGACTGATAAAGAACGAAGGGCGAGGATTAATGCTCGCAATAAGGCTTGGCGAAAAGTAAACAAAGACATTGTTAATGCAAGAAATAGGGCTTGGTATAAGGCAAATAAAGACAAGGTAAAGGCTACGAAGAATGCTTATCGTCAAGCGAATAAGGAAAAAGTTGCTGATAGACAAAAGTCTTGGTATGAAGCGAATCAAGACAAGGTGAGAGGTTATGAGAAAGTTTGGCGAGATGCCAACAGAGACAAGATAAGGGCTTACCGAGAAGCCAGAAAAATGCAATACTAAACGACTATACATATTTTCATGGATACATTGGTTCTAGAAGATGTTGATTCAGTATTCATTCGTGTAAGATGTGAGCGCGGCACCGCAAAGGAGTTGAGCGATTGCTTCTCCTTCAAAGTTCCGAACCACAAGTATATGTCTCGCTTTCGCAAATCGCGATGGGCTGGAGACATCAAACTCTACAACATAGGAAAAGCCACGATCTACAAA